AGATTACCAACATCAACAATTGATCTTTCGGCCATCGTATGTTTTATTTTTAATTGTAAGACTAAAAAACCCCTGGTTTCCCAGAGGTTCAATAAGGAGATGAGTAATCAAACTCTGATTAAGTCGGCTGCCAGAACTGCGTCCCAGTCAACTCGCTTGATTTGTCTTAACTGTTCGAGATTGTTGAACCTTTCACCCGATAAGGACATCTGAAGATCTTTAATCTCTCGGGCTGTTTTCAATCCAATACCTTTAATATGATCAGCGATCATTTGGGCGGTAGCTGAATTGATATTTAAACGGTTGTCCGGGGGAAAAGTACGTGGCTCTTCCTGAGCAGCTTTATCTTTTACTTGAAGCGTTTTTACCGATTTAGTAGCAGCTTCATCAGGCGTAAGTTCAGTCCTGTAAGCGGTATAAAGGCGACCGTCCTGGTCTTCGACCATGTACCAATCGCCGTTATCCCATTCGCTTACAATCTTGACCCTTGCGCCTGTTTTTTTGTGCTGATAAAGCATTGCTGCAGTAGCTGACATAAGACCAGTTATTCACTGGTCTTAGTTTAACCTAATCAGCTGACTGTGCGGCCCAGGAGGTAGCCATCGATGTCTTCATAGCCAGGTGCTTCATCCGGTTTGATATAGCAGCACTCAACCACGAGGTAACCAGTACGGCCGCCAGCGGAATCGCCACTGGAGATGTAAAAGCCACCGGAAGTAGCAGTGCTGTTTGCGGTTTCTTTTGCAAACACCTTCAGAGTAGTAGCAGCAGTTGCAGCGTAGTTCACGTTACCGGCGGTCACACCGGCTGCGCCGGATGCAATCAGGAACGGATTGGTGCTGTAAGCAGCGGAACCAGCAGCGAAGAAGATCTCACCAGCCTGGGTACCAGATACAGTGGAAGCCAGGTTGGCCTGGATCACACCTTCACCAATACCGGAGGCAGCGGTGGGGCTACCACTGTTGCTGCGACCGAAGGAGATGACGTTACCGGTTGCTGCATACACACCAGAAGCAACGCGGCCATCACCCCAGCCAGAAGCTACGGAGATGGTGGAGCGGTACACATAAGCAGGCAGGGTGCTGCTACCAGAGATCACCATGCCGGTGATGTCGGGGCGAGTGTCGTCCTGGCGGTAAGGCGAAGGAACAATCACATCTGCTGCAGCTACGGGACCGCTACCGGAAGTTGCGGTAACAGGCACGTAACCGCGCTGCTGGAAGTAACGATAGCCAGGGACAGCCAGCACAGAAGTGGGGCCGCCCTTAGAGCCTTCATTGGTACCATCGCCATTATTGTCGATGTTTTTGTACCAACCGTTCAGAGGTTCTGCCCAGTTACCTGGGAAGATTTTTTTAGCGGACAAATAGGTCATTTATCTTTTCCTATGTTGTGGTTTATACGTTAGTTATCAGATAGTGCCGTCATCTTGCACAAAGCTGTAAGCAGTGGTCACGAAGTCCTTGTTGAGGATCTCAAAGCCAGCGTACAGTTGCCAAATCAGGATGATGAAACGGCTGAAGTCATCGTTGTTGTTGATGAGCACCTGAGCGTTCGGGCCGCCGATACCAACACCAACAGACTGAGGACCGAAGAAGAAGCCTTGAGCAGCTTCCCTGGAAGCATAAGTGGAACCACCATCGAAGGAGGCACTCACACTCTTGGTCGGGAAGTTAGTCGACTCGAAGAACTTCACACCTTCAAACTGAACGCCAGTAGGCATCACAGGTTCACCAGCCAGGAAGTAGCCTTGGCCAGCTTGAGGACCCATGTAGAAGCTGGCATTGTTAGGCATCATGGGGTTGCCCATGTACATGCCTTGGCCAGGGTTACCGGAGTAACGCGCAATCTCACGGAAGTCAGGATCACGACGCAGGTGCATCATGAAGGTAGGATCGCAGATGCAACGATACAGACCATCAGCGAAGGTCGGAACGTTACGCTTGCGCAGATCCTTAACAACGGTCAGCAAGTCAGTACGCACCTGGAACTGCTGAACTTCATTGCCGTATTCGGTGGTGGTGTAGCTGACACGACCAGAGGAATCTTTGATCTTGTTACCAGCGAAGTAGTAACCACCTTGGGTAGTAGAAGCAGCGCCATTGGCTTCTGCTTTCGACAGTTCGTCAATAAAGACGCGGTCACGCCAACGGCGATAGTCGTCAAGCAGCGTCAGGCTACCGATCGACTGGTGGAACATATTCAGGTTGCCCGAATCCAGAAGCAGGCGCTGGGCCGTGATCAGGGTTTCGCGAGCAATCTTGAAGGTCGAAGGCTGAGTCGGATCACCCGGGTCGGCAGGACCAGTGTATTCCTTAAGCACCACCAGGACTTTCTCCTTGGTGATGTTACGGCTGTTAGCGGTACCGATGGTTTGGTCGGCAATACGCTCACGGCTGTCCTTAGTACCAGGGGTACCCCAGAACTTATAGCGATCAAGCTGAACAGTTTGACCAGGCTGACGAGTGAAGTCGTGAACAACTACAGGCTCGACTGCCATTTCTGCGATATACGCAGGGTGGGGACGGTAAAGTTCCGCACCCAAAATCTTTGGAAAGTCGTTATCAATGAACACTTTGTTTTATCCTCCAGTGTCGCAGGAAGTGTTTTATCGGGTGAAAGATTCAGACATGAATATGTCTTATCTAACACAAATTTTAGCAGCCGGTAATTTAGTTAAGAAATACCGTATTGCCGAGTTGTCGTACCAATGCCTCTTGGGTTTTGGTTGACATATCCTTCTGGATCAAGTGCAACGTTTTGCTGGAAACCAGGGACTCCAATTGCGCCAGGTACAGCACCAAGAGCAACTCCACCAAGGCCAGCGGCAAGTGCAGAAGCAGGTACTAAACCAGCAGCAGCAATTTTACCGAGTCCGCGTGGATCCGTTGCTCCCGTCAGAACGTTGGCTGTCATGTTGGCAGCACCTTGAACAGCTTTGGCACGAAGTCCTTCTTGCCGATCAGCCGGGATTGATTTCCTAGCAGAAGAAAGAAGAGCGCCAATTCCCCTTGGCTCCTCACGTGTTCCAGTTAGATGAGTTTCCGCAGCTTCGCGAAGACCTGGGGCATGCTTACCAGCAAGTCCGCGTGCTGCAAGTAAACCAGCGGCGCCACCAAGAGTGCCAGCAGCTCCAGCGAGAATTGCAGACCCTGGGTCTTCTCCTTGAGAAAGGGCGTACCCACCCGCCAGTAAACCAGCGGCGGCAGGTACACCATACTTAAGTCGACCACGCATGGCCTTACTCCATCACAAACAGTTTGTTGGCAACAACTTGAGGCTGGGCTTGGTTCAGGAGACGCCAGGCTTGTGCAGGATCCACATCCATTTGTTGCTTGAAGCTGCCCCAGAAGTTTTCAGGTTGCTGAGGAGCGGAAGCAGCGGGAGGAGCAGGGAATTGACCCAGGGAGGCATTAATGGGAGCAGTGGGATAACCACGTGTTTCCAGTTGAGCTTCGTCCTCATACACAGGATAGGGACCTTCCGGACCAAAGAACTTCAGTGTGTAATCACTGAGGACGTCAGGGTTGGTCAGGATTTCGTTATAAGCCAGGTTCTCACTATGCTCGTTAACCGCAAAGTTGGCATAGCCTTGAATCAGACCTTTGGCTTGGGTGCCCCAGGCAACGGCACTATCCAGCATGCCTTCCAGTTGAAGGGCATAGTTATTTAGGATTCCTGGTGCCTCGACCCCGTACGCGTCGATCACCATCCGGCTTTCCTGGCTGAGATCCAGGTAATCCGCGATTTCCGCCAAGGAGGGATTCGAGGAGGTTTGGGAATAGTTGGGCGAGTAAGCCTGGTTGGTTGATAAGGTCTGCGCTGCCGAGTTCAGCGTACCCTGGTTGCTGACTTGTCCGTAATTCGCCGGGGTATACTGAGTCGTCGCTGGTGATGGTTGACCCTGGAACGGGGATTGAACTGGTGCGCTCAGCAGGTTCACTACCTTGTTGAACGCCGATTCCCACGGATTGCTGTTGCTGCCCGAATCCGGTTGGGATTGGGGGGCGTACTGAGTAGGGGCGGATTGGTAGCTGATATTCGGCTGAGGGATCGCTTGGGGGTAGCTGGTACCCACTTGATACGCCACTGGAGCTTGGGGCACCGGAGCTTGGGCTGGTACCACGTAGCTGCTTGGAGCCACCGCCACTGGTGCTTGGCTCGTCTGTGGGATCGATTGGACGGTAGCGTCCTGCATAACTCATCTCCTTTTGTAGAGCTTCTAATGTTCGATACAGATATGGCGTTAAATCCAATCTTGGATCCGCAGCCATCGGAAGATCCGGTGCTTGCGGGTGAGGAGTCTGCATCATTCCCCCCACTAGTTTAGCAAATTGAGAGTAAGCACCCTGCAATTCGTTCACCATCCTGAACGGGAACCCAGATAACATCTCGGCCCGCTCCTCATCCGTCTTAGACGGGAAGAGGTATTTCAGTGCTTCAATGCTATCAACACCTAACTCCTGAAGGTTGCGAACCACGATGGAGTTATTGAGGATGTCTTGGGTGGAATCCTCGTAAACAGGACCTAACCAACGCCAAAGAACAGTGACATCACCATCTGGAATTAAACCCATCACACCAGGTGGAATTTGTTGCGCTTCCACGCAGGCAACCATTAGGTTTTTGACCTGCTCATTAAACTGCTTAAGGGCTTCTTCGTAAGCTGCAACTTCTTCTTCCGGAGCGTCAGTCTTTGGTTTAATTGGTTTTTCAATCTGCGCAGCTTGAGCAAGTGTTGATTTAAACAGCTGCTCTTCTTGGTAAAGAATCAACTCTAAACAACGACAAATACCATGGGC